AAAATACAATTGGCAAGAGAGGATTCAACAACGAGATGCAGAAATTAGTAAAGGTTTAGAAAAGAAAATAAATCAAGATATTATTAATGAAAAAGCAGAACATAGAAAATTAATTAAAGCAATATTAAATGAATTAAAGAGAAGTTTAATAGAATATCAAAACGAAATAAAAGAGGGAATTAAACCAGCACAAATAGAGACAATAAAAGACCTTAAAGATATTTCACAAATTATTGATACTTTGATAAAACTTGATTTGAATATTTTAGGCGAACCTTTAACTCAAAATATAAACTTAATAATTTCTGAAAAATATTTACCTTCTGACGAATGATATTAAACATTAATGAAGATATAAACGAGAACTTTGAAAATTTCTTTAAAAATAAAAAAAGGGAATGTGTTATCTATGGCGGAGCAGGAGCAGGTAAAAGTTATGCAAGCGCACAAAAGGTTTTGATTTACAATCTTTTATTTCCAGAATCTAAAACATTAATAATGAGAAAAACTTATCCTGCATTGAAGTTGACTTCATTGGAGTTGATAGAGAAGTTATTAAACAAGTATATGATTAAATACGACATTAATAGAAGTGAATTGATATTAAAATTAGGAAATGGAAGTCGTATGATATTTAAAAGTTTAGACAATCCAGAGAAGATAAAAAGTATTTCAGATGTTAATTTGATTTGGTTTGAAGAGCCAACAGAGATTTCAGAAAAGGATTATGATATTGTAAATTTGAGATTAAGAGGTGAAGAATTAAAAAAAGGTTTTAGACAAATTATACTTTCTTTTAATCCCATTGATAGAAATCATTGGTTATTTAAAAGATTTTTTGAAAAGGAAGTTGATATTTACAAAGGAAAATTTACTTATAAAGATAACAAGTTTTTAGATAGTGAATACAAAAAAGTATTAGAAGATTTAAAAGAAAAAGATGAATATCTTTATAATGTTTATTGTCTTGGTGAATGGGGAACTTTGAAGGGACAGATTTATACAAAATGGGATACTTTTAAAGAAGATAAAGAATATGAAGATATTATAGCAGGGATTGATTTTGGTTATAACAATCCAACGGCATATTTACTAATTGGCATAAAGGATGATGAGATTTATGTTTTTGATGAGATTTATAGAACTCAATTAACAACTCCAGAAATAATTGATTTAATAAAAGAGAAATTGAAAATGTGGAATGTGAACCCTGACATTTATTGCGAACACGAGCCAGATAGGAATAAGGCTTTTATGCAGGCAGGGTTAAAAGTTTTTGAAGCAAAAAAAGATGTTTTGGTAGGTATAAACTTTTTGAAAACTAAAAAACTTCATATACACGAAAGATGTATTAATACAATAAAAGAGATACAAGGTTATAAGTATAAAGAAGATAGAAATGGAAATGTTTTAGAAGAGCCAGTAAAGTTTAATGACCACACAATGGATGCTTTGAGATATGCGGTCTTTACATATTACGGAAAACCAAAAGTGAGAGTTTTTCAGAAACCTTTTGGTCTTTAGGAGGTAAAATGTTTAATGTTGGTGAAGAGATAAAATATGATATTGAACGAATAGAAAAATATCAAACCTTCAAAAGAGCATTTTTGGGAAAACACGATGAAAGTGAAAAGTTAAAAAGAATATTTGCAAAAGTTCCAATAACGGGATCTTTTGAAGCTTCTTTTTGGATGGTTCCTTATGTTATTGCAAATTTTTGTGGAGTAATATCAAAAATTAGTGCTGACTTTCTTTTTTCTGAACCACCTGAATATCAAGCTTTGGGCGGTGATATAGAGCAGGAAAATCTTAATAGAATTGTAGATAGTAATCAATTAAATAGAAAGTTGAGAACGAATATCCTTTCAAATTCTTATAAGGGTGATGCTTTTTGGAAGGTGAGGTATGATGATAGAATAATTATTGAACCTGTTAGACCTGAACTTGTTTTTGTAGATTTAAATCCAGAGAATATAAAAGAACCTTTAAAATATTATATTGCTTTTGCAATTCAATTAAACGGAAAAGATTATTTGAGAGTTGAAGAGCACGAAAAAGGATTTGTAAAAAATAAATTTTATAAAGTAATGAATGGAAAAATAGTAGAGGACTTGGGGATAGATTTTTATAACAATTTAACAGGTCAAAATATTGTTGAAGAGGTTTATACTAATATTGATGATTTTTTAATAATTCACATACCGAACTTTGAAGTAGAAGATGATTTTTGGGGAGTGTCTGATTACGAAGATATTTTACCACTTCAAGATGAAATAAACAACAGACTTTCAAGAATATCAATGATTCTTGATAAACATTCTGACCCTTGGCTTGTAGTTCCACCAGGGACTTTAAATGAAAAAGGAGAATTAAATAAAAGCACAAGCGGAGTTTTTGAAATAGGACAAGGTGAATTAGTTCCACAATATTTAACTTGGGACTCATCTCTGACGGCTTGTTTTCAAGAAATAGATAAATTAATTGATTATCTACATATAATAACAGAGATGAGTCCAACCATTACTGGTTTAGATAAAGCTGTATATCCTGAAAGTGGAGAGGCTTTACAGAGAAGACTTTTAAGAACATTAGCAAAAATAGGACGCAAAAGAAGTTATTATGATATGGGATTAAAAAAATTATTAAGATTGGCTCAAGAGTTAGAATGTGAAATAGAAAGGACAAATTATAAACCTTTTGATGTTGAAATCCTTTGGGATGATGGAATTCCAACATTCTATACTGAAAAGTTAAATCAACTTTCTAAAATGAGAGATGATGGAGCAATCAGTCTTCAAAAATATATAATGGAAGCTTTTAATTGTTCTGAAGAAGAGGCGCTTGATGAAATTGAAAAGATTAAAAGTGAAAATCCAATACCGAGAGTTGAAATACCTATAAAAGGTGGAGTTGAAATTATTTAATGGACGAACTTATTGTTTTATTTGAAAGAGGATTTATAAGTATTTTAGAAATTTTAAAAACTTCTCAAATTTCAGAATTTAGAAGATTTCAGTTGGAAAAGAGAATAACAGAAATTGTCGGAATTTTACAAGTCTTAAGTGATGAGGCTTCTGATTTTATACCAAAATATTTTACTAAAATTTATAAAAAGGATATTGAAGTTTTAAATAGCTGGATGGAAAAATATATACCAGATTATTCACCGATTGCTTTTGGAGGTATACATCTTGAAACTATTAGATTAATAAGTGAAGAGACAATGCAATTAGTAGGGACAGGTTTAAGATTCACCGCAGAAAGTTCAAGACGAATATTAAGAGAATCTATAAAAGAAACTATGTTAAAAGCAAATTTAGAAGGTATAACTCTTCAAGAGGCTAAAAAGATATTAAATAAAAAGATAGAACAAATAGGTTTAAATTGTTTAATAGATAGGGGCGGTAAAAGGTGGGAACTTCCAAGATATTCTGAAATGGTTTTAAGGACTCAACAAAAAAGAATACATAGAGAAGTTGTAAGAAATGGAGCAATTGATGCAGGTTATGATTTAGTTATAGTTCAAAGTGCACCTGATTGTTGCGAAATTTGTGATAGATGGAATGGTAAAATACTTTCATTAAGGAGTGAAGCATCTGATTTTGCTGATGGAACTTTAGAACAGGCTGAATGGGATGGACTTTTTCACCCTAATTGTCGATGTGTAATAACTCCTTATAATGTTGAGTTTCAAAAAGTAATGGAACATTATGATGATTTATTAAAGGATTTTGAGGAGAATGAAAATGCCGCTTAAAAAAGGCAGGTCAAAAAAGATAATTGAAAAAAATATTAAAATGTTACTTAATGAAGGAAGAGACCCTAAACAAGCGATAGCGATTGCTTATAGTCAAGCTGGAAAAAATAAAAAAAAATAAAAAGAAAAAATGAAAATTTGTTATATCTGTCAATTATCTTTAGGATTTAATGGATGTAAAATGGTTTTAAATTCTGATAAACAAGAGATGTTAAATTTAATTTTAAGCAGAAAGTTTGTTTTGATTCCAGAGTTTAAATGTAAATATTTTAGAGAGAAATTTTTAAAATAGGGTAGGTGGTTATAAAATGTTTTTTAATTTCAGGACAAAACCTGTAAAAATGAAAGGAGCAAAAAAATATGGAAGTTAAAGACAATCCATCAGGCGAAGATGTAAAAACGCAAGAAACCTCGCAGGAGGTAAAACCTGAAGTTGGAGCAATACCTTATGATAGATTTAAAGAAGTAAATGAAGAGAGAAAAAAACTTGAAAAGGAACTTGAAAAATTAAAAAAACAAATAGAGGAAAATGAAACTTTAAAACTAAAAGAAAAAGAAAAGTTTAAAGAATTATACGAAAAAACCTTAAAAGAAAAAGAAGAGATTGAGAATGTTAAAAAACAATATGAATTTCAAAATAAGGTAAATAGAATTATCAGAGAATTTGATTTTGATATTCCAGAACCTTATTTGAAACTGATTTCATTTACTGAAAATGATGAGGAATTGAAAGTTCAAATTCAAAAAATAAAAGAACAATTTGAAAATGATTTAAAGAGATTAAAGAAGTCCTCAATAGGTGCTCCAACCAATCCAGCCCCTGAAGGGGAAGTTTCAAAAACTCCACCTCAATTAAAAGATTTCAAAAGTATTGAAGCTTGGAAACAAGCTTATGAGGAGTGGAGAAAAAAAATTGGCATTGAATAAAAGGAGGATATAAAAAATGTCAAATGAAGTAACCAGTAGTGTAATAACTGAATTAATACCAGTTGTAAATGCGGAGACAACTTTTAGATTAGCAAATATATTAAATTTACCAAATTTAATAATGCAAAAGGATATATCAAATCAACCAGGATTGGTAGCTTATTTTCCTTATACACCAGCAGGCACAGTTGCAACAGCACTACAAGAAAATTCGGATTTATCAACTAATACAGCTTTTGATACAGGGAGAGGAACTGCAACTTGTTCCCAAGTAGGTTTAATGTTTACAGTAACAGATTTGGCAACAATGGGTTCACAAGATAATTTAGTAAATCTTATTTCAGACTACGCTTCTAATGCATTAGCTGCAAAAATAGAATCAGATATCATAGCGCTTTTTGATGGTTTTTCAACTTCAAAAGGAACCACAAATACAAATTTAAGTTTAACAACATTTAAATCAGCAATAACAGCATTAGAGAAAGCAAGCGCACCAAGACCTTATTATGCAGTATTATCTCCACAAGCTTGGCAGGATTTAACAGACACTATACAAGCTACAAGTTCAGCACCTGCTAATGTTGGAGTAAAGTTTCCTGATAGCTTGATGTATTCATATTATGTTGGTGAACTTTTAGGAGTTCCAGTTTATATTTCAACACTTTTCAGTGATGATGGAAGCGGAGACCATAAATGCGGTATGTTTTCTAAACAAGCTTTAGGTATAGCTTGGAAAGTTAGAGCAAATATTGAAATTGAAAGAGATGCTTCATTAAGAGCATATCAAGTTGTAGCAACAGCAACTTATGGAGTAACAGAAATTGTTGATGCTTTTGGAGTGGAGTTATTGGTTGACGGAGATGTATAATGATTAGAACTCGTAAAAGAGTAGCATTTTGGCTTGGTTCAATAACAACTGATACTACTTTACCAATTTTTACTACAATGGAATTTCCAATTATTATTAGAGGCGTTTATTTATTAAATAGTGCTGATTTATCTTCTGATACAACTAATAAAATAACATTAACACTTTATAACAAAGGAACTGATTATCAAGGAACAACTACAATAGCAACTAAAACTTCTAAAGATGCGGCAATAACAACAGGTGTCCCGTGGGCATTAGTAGTAACAACAGCAAACGCAAAGGTAACTGCTTTACAGACGATAGCAATAAATGTAGATGTTAATGGAACAGGACAAACTACTGATGCAACATTATATATTGAATATGATGAGGGGGTATAAAGACATACCCCCTTTTGGAGGTTTAAATGAAAAATGTAAAGTTTAATGAAGCGATTAATGAAAAATATATTTCTCTTAAAAAGAAAATGTTTAATATCAAAACAAATGATGAATACATAGTTCCTGAAACTGGTTCAATAGTTGGCTATTTAAATAGAGGAGATATTCTTTTAGAAGTTGAAGAGGTTAAAAATGGTAAAAAAGAATGGGTAAAAGTCGGAGAGAAACCTATTTCAAAAGTAGAAAAAGTTGAAAGTAAAATAGAAAAAAAGATTAAAGAATAAAATGGCTTATAATTCCGATTATAGATATATAACATTAAACGAATTTAAAACTAATTATGATTATGGAGATTTAACTGAAGATAAAATTATAAAATACATTTCAAAAGCTGAAAAATTAATAGACCTCTATGTTGGACCTCAAATTAAATTTTTAGATTGTGAAATTCAGGGTGTTGCAACTTCAGGTTCAAAAACAACTTTAATAGATACAAATTTAACAAACTATGTAGATAAATATTTCACATATTGTTATTTAATAATAGTAGATGGAAAAGCGATAGGTGAAGAGAGATTTATTATTGATTTTGATAGTGAAACTTCAAAAATAACTGTTGATATCGCTTTTTCAGAGGCAATAGATAACTCTTCTATTTATAGAATAATACAAAAAAGTCAATTCCCAAGAGCAATAGATTATGTTAATTTTAACAATTCTTATTATAAATACATTCCTTCAGATATTAAAATTTCAACTTGTCTTCAAACCGAATGGATGATTAAAAAAGGATTAGATTTTATAAGAGAAGGTGGAGATAAATTTATTTCCGAAACTATGGGTGCTTATTCATATCAAAAAGCAAAACCTGTAAATGAAATTGAAGCTTTAATTTGTCCTGAAGCAAAACATTATTTAAAAAGATTTAAAAATAGATTAGGAAAAATAGTAATATGATATTTTCTGAAAAAGTTTTATGGTATAAACAAAATGGAAGGGATAAATATGGAGCAATAAAATATGACGACCCTATAGAAAAAAAATGCAAAATAGAAGAGGTTACGAGAAGAGTAGTTGACAGAGAAGGGGACTTTTATATTTCACAATTTAGAATATTTTTTGAAGATATTTTTGATATTAATATAGGAGATAAAATAGAAATTAATTCAGAAGATTATATTGTTAATGAAATTCATATTGAAAAGGATTATTACAATAAAGCAATTTTAAAATGGATTGTGGTAAAGGAAATATGAGCGAAAATTATGAAGTGAAAATAGAAGGCATAGAAGAGTTACAACGAAATCTTAAAAATTTAGCAAAAAAGAATGTTGAGACAGCAAAAAAAGCAATGACGGATATAGGATATGATTTATTAATGAAAAGTAGAGCGATAGTTCCGATTGATAAAGGAATTTTAGCGCAAGATTCAGATGCAGGTTTTATTTCAGAAACGGAATTGATTGTTACTTACGGAATGGGAATGGCGAGAGATTATGCAGTGATTCAACACGAGAGATTAGATTTTCAACACGCACCGGGGAGAGAAGCTAAATATTTAGAAAAACCTTTTAGAGAAAATATTCAAAATTATATATCTACTTTAGCCGAAAAATTAAAAGGTATGATGAGATGATATTAGATGATATAGGAATGTATTTACAAGGGATGGGATACGGCAAGTTAGGTGAAACCCTTTTTTTACAATTTAAACCTGATAATAAAGATTGTATTGTAATTTGGTTAACTGGTGGAAACCCACCAAGAACCGATTTAGATGTAGATACTTATATAATTCAAATAAGGGTTATAAACAAAAATTTTTCAATTGGATATGAAAAAATAAAAAATATAAAAAACGAACTTCACAATAAATTACTTCATTTAACAAGTAATGTATATGCAAAAGCATATACGGAAATAACAAGTTGGTTTGAAGAGGAAAGGTGGAGTTTTGTAATAAATTTTGAATTAACAATGAGGAGGTTATAATGGCTGCAACAGAATTAACTGTAAATTTAATAACAACTTCTGGTGTTGCATATTCTTTAATAAGTGCTAACGCTGATGGAAATTATTTCGACAATAATGGATATACCTTCTTTGTAATTTCTAATGGTGGAGGTAGTCCAATAACTGTCACGATTGATTCAAAAGCAACTTGTAATTTTGGAGAGGATCACGATATTAAAGTTTCAGTTGAAGCAGGAGCAACAAAAATAATAGGACCTTTCAATGTTGCAAGATTTAATGATGCTGAAGGTGAAGTTAATGTGACTTATAGTGATGTGTCAAGTGTGACAGTTGGAGTTTGGAGGTTGTATTAAAATGGTTAAAGATAAAGATTTAATAAAAGATAAAAAAATTGTTAAAGTAAAAATAAAAGAAGGTATTACTGATATTGATGGAAAAGAAGTTATAAATGGATATGTTGAACTTCCAGAAGATATTGCATTATATAAAATAGCACATAAATCTGATTATTATTTAGGGATTTATGAAGAGAAAAAATTTGAAATTAAAAAAGAAGAGTTTAAAAAAGAGGAACCTAAAATAGAATTAAAAAAGATTAAAAAGGAGGAAATATAAATGGCTTTAAAAAAGATAGGAGTAATAAGAGGAGTAACAGACGGAAAGTTTAAACCTGTTGGTGGAACTGAAAAAGATATAAGAGGAATTGCTGCAATAAAATTTAATCCTGATATAGTTACTGCAACAAGTGAAGGTGATAATGATATTTATTCTTTAAGTTCAAGAGTTAAAAGCATTAAATTTACTTTTGAACACGCAGTTTTAGATTTAGACACTTTATCAGCAATAACAGGTTGGACTTTGACAGCAGGTGGTTCTGGTTCAAGCGAAACTCAAACTTTAGATATTGATACAGATACTTTTCCTTATTTTTCTTTTGAATGCAGAAGTACAAATTTAATAGATAGTCTTGATTCAACTGGTGATACAATTGCTGATGCACACTTCAAAATATATAAAGCAAAAATAACAGGTGGCTTAAATGTTGAACTTAAAGATGAAGGACATTGGCAAGTATCTTTTGAGGCACTTGCAATACCAGATTCAAGCAGTTCAAGTAAAATAGCTTCAATAATCTTCTATGAAACTGCAACAAATATTAAATTATAGAGGTTATAATGGATGAATTTAGCGATAAAAAATTTATTTTAAAAATAGGAGATAAAGAATGGGAGGTGAAGTTCGATTTCACCTCCTTTTTGGAAATTGAAGAAAAATATGGTTCATTAACTGATATGTTCGTTGATTATAATAAGAAAAGATTTCAGACAATACTTGATTTGTTATATTTAGTTTTGAAAAATACTAATTCAGATTTCACAAAAAAATATAAAGATAAAAAAGAATTTGCAAAAGACCTTGATAGTAAAAAAATAGATGAATATGACAAAATACTTGCTGATGCTTTAAATGATGCTTTTCCGAGTAATTTAAAAAAAGAATAAAAGCCACCACTCAAAAACAAAAGATTGATTGGTGGTGGCTATATTATATTATAAGAGTGAGATTTGGTTTTTCAGAAGAGGAATTTTATAAATTGAATTTTAAAAAGTTTTATAACCTTTTAGAGCAATATCTTTTTGATATAAATCCTAATTTTAAAGAAGAGAGAGAGGAAGAGGAATTTTTGAATGAAGTTTGGGATAGTATAAGGAGAGAGAAATGATAATAGGTGAATTAACTGCAAAACTCGGTTTAGATTCTTCAGAATTTGAAAAAGGAGTAAATACTGCTCACGGAAGTCTAAATAAATTAGGAAATCTTTTTAAAACAGGTTTAATTGTCGGTGGAGTTGCAGCATTAGGTAAAGCAATTTGGGATTGTGGAAAAGCAGCAGGTGATGAACAAAAAGAAATTGCTGCTTATCAAAATGTCTTAAAGAATTTAGGAATGGATGTTGAAAAAACAACGACTAAAATTGAAAGTCAACTTTTGGCATTTCAGAAATCTACAACTTTTTCAGATTCTCAAATGAGACCTGTTTTGACAAGGTTAATAGCAACATATCAAGATGAAGATAAAGCATTAACAATTTTAAAGAAGTCTATGGATTTAGCAGTTACAGGTAATATGGATTTAGAGACAGCTTCAAAAGCTTTGACAAAAGCGTATGATGGTGAATTCGGCTCTCTAAATAGATTAATTCCTGGCTTTGAAGTTGTAAAAAAACAAATACCGGGAACCAAAAAAGAAGTTGTTGATTTAGAAGCCACACTTAAAAATTTAAATACAATTACACAAGGTGCGTCAGAAACTGTCGGTAATACCTTTAGTGGAAAATTAACTCAATTAAAGAATTCTTTTTCAGATTTAAAAGAAAATATTGGAAGTTTATTTTTACCAGTTTTGGAAAAATTAGTTAATGCTTTAAGCAATGTTATAAGTTGGTTTTCAAATTTAATAAACAATATCAAAACAGATGCAACTCCATTTTTTAGTTGGTTTCATAACTTTTGGACTCAACTTTCTAATGCTGCAGGTGAATTTGGAAAGGCTATAAAATCAATATGGGACAATGCTTTAGCTCCTTTTATTTCTTGGTTAGGTCGTATAATGGGACCTGTAATAACTGCAGTAATAGATGGTGCTGCAAAATCTCTTTTAGCTTTTGCATCTATTGTTTCAAATATTACTTCAGCAATATCTAAAGTTTTAAAAGGAGATTTCAAAGGGGCTTGGGAAGAGTTAAAAAGCATTCCGAGTGATGTAGAAGGTGTGATATCTTCTTATAAGTCATTAGGTTCAACAATGACCGCAACTTCAGGAGATGCTGCAAATTTAGGGGCAACAACAAATGATTTATCTTCAAGTTTTACTGAAGTTAGTGATTCAAGCTTAATAAGTGCACAATCAATACAAGCTGCAGGCGATTCAATAAAAGAGACAGGGGAAAAAACTAAAGAAACTCAAGAAAAGATGAATGAATGGAAAGCACAACTTGAGGAAATAAGCCTTTCAGCTTTTGAATTAGAAAGAAAAAGAATATATCAAGTATATGAAGAGAGATTAAAATATATAAATGATAATATAAAAGATGAAGACCAAAGGGCAGAGGCTATTAAGATTGTTAATGAAATTTTATCAAAGCAATTAATAGATTTAGATAAAAGAATTGCTGAAGAAAGAATAGCAAATAGAAAAAAGGAATTAGATATTCTTTATGAAACTCAAGATGAAATATATGCATTAACACATTCAAGATTTGAAACCGAGAGAAGAGAAATAATGTATACATATAAAACCAGAAAAGAGAAAATTGAAAACGAAATTACAGATGAGAATTTAAAACAACAAGCTTTAGCAGAACTTGATGAATGGTATAAATTGAAAATGAATGAATCATATGAAGAGGAAAAAAAGATAAAAGAGGAACAAGAAAAAGAGGAACTTGAGAGGGAAAAAAGAATTAAAGATGAAAGATTAAAAGATGAAAAAGAATTACAAGATGATATTAATTCTGTTACACTTGATAGTTATGATTATAAAATATTAAAAGTAAATGAATATTATGATAATTTAAAAGAAAAATATAAAGATGATGCTGAAATGTTAGAATTGATTGAAACTGCAAAAAGTTTAAAGATAGCAGAAATTGAAAGAGACAGAGAAGAAGCTAAAGCAAAAGAAGAGGATAGAAGAAAAGCAGAAATAAAAAGAAAATCTGATGAAGAATTAAGCGATGCTGAAAAGTTAAATAATGATATTAAAGAAATTGTAATGGATAGATATGATTTTGAAATAGAGCAAATTAGAAAAACGTCTAATGAACTTAAAGATAAATATAAAGATAATGTTGAAATGTTAACTTTAATAACAGAATGGGAAAATACAAAAATAATGGAAGTTGAAAATAAACGAGTTGAAGCAATGGAAAAACAACTTAAAGAATTAGAAAAAATATCTGAAAAACAAAAGGAAATTATAGATGAAACTCAAGATTATGAAATTGATGCAGTTAAAGAAAAATCAAAAAAGATATTAGAGATAGAGAAAAAAGAAAAAGAAGAGATTTCAAAATTAGAAAAGAAAGCGCTTGAAGATTCAATAAAACTTTATAAACAAAAAATAGATGAATATAAAAAACAACAAGAAGAATTTTTAAAGTCTTCAGTTGATGCATATAATAAACAAATGAGCGCGCTTGAAGCACAAGCGAAAGCAGAAATGCAAACAAAAGGAATTCCAGAAAGTCAATTATATG